TCGAACCAATGTCACCCATCTGATTGATAACCGTGTTATGAGTCACCGCATCGCCAACCTTCAACTTGGTCGGCTGGTTGCTGTGGTTGTATTCATCGAAACGACCCTTGCATTTAGGGTTCACACAGCCCATGCGCTCAACGATTACTGAGTGGCCTAGCTCACCGGTGCGGATGATTGCAACAACCTTGCCAGCGTGAACCGCATAAAAATCCTTGCCAGCCGAACCAGCACGATCACCCCAGTCATTACCACGATGCGGCCTTTTACGAGGCTTCCCAGTGTCACCAATAGTGGCCTTGCCCAACTCATCACGGCGCTCACGAGTCTTCATACGCAACGGCTCATAAACACACGACATTAGACAATCACCAACCTGATAACAACAGCAACAAAAGTGGAACTGATCGCCGCAGACAACAAACCAGTCACCCAAGCCGACTTCCAACGAGCCTTCTCAAGCTCACGAACACGCAACTCAATATCAGCATAGTTCTGAACCATCGCCTTCACCTCAGCAATGTCACGAACCAGTTGAATCAGAATCTTGTCGTTGTTGGAATCCATTTACGGCCTCTCAAAAAATAAACCGAGGCGTAGATTCGGTGCGTTTACAGGTCTAGTTTACTCTGTGTCAGATGACGGTGTTTCGACGACTTCAGTTGAATCAGATTCCACAACTTCTTCAATTTCTGCCGGTAAAGTTGTTACTTCAGGATTTAGCCAAGCAACATACTCTGGGTTGTTTTCATCGGCAGGGAACGATTTGAACGAGCCGTCACCTAAGTCGATGATGATGTGCTCTTTAGTTCCCTCAAGGGTTTCGATTGTGATTTTTTCGTATTTCATTCCTACAACTCCGCACTAAATCCAAGATAAGCGGCTGATGAACCGTTTGATAGCAAATAGTAAGGTCGGTATTGCGTGGCTCCGGTTACCGCAATGTCAATCATGGCGACATCGCCAGTCTGCCCGCCACTGGTTAGCGTTATGGATGATGGAACAAATCCAGTGACACCATCCGAGATGGCTAGTGTGGAGTATTCAAGTGCGCTAGGAGTAGTCCTCAAGGTGACTGGATGTTTTATGCCCATTCTTACATTTGTTGTCGCGCTTGCACTTCCGTTGCCAATGATGCCTGATGAACTCATTGCGCTGGTGCGCCAGTAGTAACGCTGGCAAGCGGCTAGTTCACCCTGCAAAGTGCCACCAGCACGAGTAAACGGCGTAGCAACCGAACCCTGCTCAAGTTCCACACCAGTAATTTCAAACCAGTCATTCGCACCAGCAGTGCCAACAGGAACATAAGTAAAATACACGCCAAGTTGCGTTGCTGTCGAAGCCACAGTTCCAGTAATAGTAAAACGCTGCCAAGAAGTAGTCAAATTGACAGACTGAGCAGCCGCTTCTGCATAACCAGTAAAACCATTCCACATATTCTGGTCTGTGCCAGTTCCACTAATGACATAGCCAGTCAAAAAGTTCGAGGCGCTACTAAAGTTTGCGCCAGCCCTAGCATAAAAACTCAGCGTAATTCTTTGACCAGCAAACGGCAAAGACTCTCTAGTTTCAAAGTTATTAGTCATTGACAAAGCAGCAGTGCTTGTATTCCCAGAATCTCTTTGCACCCTCATCGCCCATTGAAATTGTGGCAAAGTTGAGCCGGGTGATTGGCGAGATGTAGACAAACCAGTAGCAAAGCCAGAGCGGAACATACCCCAACGGTCTGCGCCATAGATGTTCGTGTTTGTGTGGGCAAAAGAAGTTCCACGCTGCCAAAAGTCCATCGCACCGTTTATGACAGCGTTGCGCCCCTGAATAATAGGTGTCCAAGATGAGTTGGCATACAACTCCAACGCCTTATCATCAGCACGATAAGACACCATGCCAGCCGAAACAGCCGTGCCAAGCGCAGAAGAACGAGCAGCCGCCGAAGCATGAACCTGCACAGCCTGATCCTGCATATAAGTCTGCACCTGAGCAGAAGTCAACAACTGCCCAACAGTGAATTGCCGCCAACCAGCACCAGCCATAATGAACTCCTAAATCCCTCTAAGTTTACCTAATAAGACTGAACCCAACTCGTGCCATTCCAAACCTTCACAAGTCCAGTAGCCCAAGTTGACCCATTCCAAACACGCACAGTGCCATAAACCCAAACACTGCCATTCCAAACACGAGCCTTACCAGCACCAGCAGCTGCCGCCACCGTGCCACTAAAAGCCTGAGTAACATTCCCATCAGCGTTGATCGCACGAATCGTAAACGAATACGACTGCCCACCAGTAGTCGGTGTTCCAGTAACAGCACCAGTCGTGCTATTTAGACTGATACCAGTCGGCAACGCACCACTAATAACCGAATAAGTTGGCGAATTAGTAGCCGAAACCGCATCAGAATAAGCCGTGCCAGCCTGAAACCCTGCCAAAGTATTGTCAGTCCAAACTGGTGGATTAGACGGTGGTGGCGCGTTATCAGTCGAAAAATACTCATAACCACTCTTGGTCGCACCGTCACTATCCTGCGCAGACCAATAAAAATAGTAAAAAGTGCCAGGCTGCAAACCAGTAGAAGTATTAGTTGAACTGCTAAAAGACTTGACAGGTGCGCCATCATGGATAAGAAAAGTCTGACCATCACCAACAACCTGCGCAAAAATAAGGCCAGTCGCAGTCGTAGTCAGGTTGTAACTAAAAACAATCTGATTAGTAGTCGAAGAAACCTTAGTTAAAGAACCGGTGATAGTTCCCATTTAGACCTGAATCCAGATATCCCCAACAGCAGGCGAACCAGGTTGCGCAGTGCCAACAGTCAAAGCCCTACCAGTCCAACGAGTCGAATCAACAGCAGTGCCATTCGCCCACATCAACTGACTCCACGCAGTGCCACGGTAAGACTCAACAACCGAAGAATCCGTGCGATAACTCACCATGCCAGCAGACACAGCAGTTCCCAACGCACTAGACCTAGCAGCAGAAGAAGCAAACACCATCACAGCTTGATCCTGCAAATACTGTTGCACCTGCGCACCAGTCAACACCTGACCATCAGCGAAACTACGCCAACCTAAACCAGCCATGACAACTCCTCTACCAACCTAGAACATTCACATCTAGGATACCAAAGCCAACATCGTCAAGAACAAACGAATTAGCGGCCAAAGTTCCCAAACCAATACTCATACGATGCTCAAGCGTATTCGAGTTGTGAGCAATCGAAATGACCTTCGCATACTTCTCAATAGGTGACCCAACACCGTTAGGTGTGAACACCACCTTGCACACCGAACCCAAATCCAAACCCAACAAAGTATTCTGATCCGTCACAGACAGCTGCGACAAAATAACTTCAACCTGCTCGAAACGATACTCAGGTTGCGAATACTGCCCAACATAGTAAATGGCCAACTCACCCAAATCGGCCACACTGTTGCTCAACAAACCTTCGCTAGACAAAACCCTAATACCGTAAAGGTCTTGAGCAGACAAATCGTTAGCCTGAACCACAGTCGAATCGCCCTTACGAGTCAACTCAGCCTGCGTATACAACAACTCCGAACCATAAGTCACACGAATCTGCGAATACTCAATACCCGAACCGCTATCAGTCAACACAGGTGCAGTGGCCGAAGGGAACACCTTAGCCCTGTCATAAAAAGTTAGTTTGCCATCACGAGCCACAAACAAATCACCAGGCTCAGTAGACTCCACCAACTGCAAATACTGTAAAGCGTTATCCTCAGCGGTCACAGCATCGCCCTGCAAAGTTGCCGAACCAGTGTCCACAACCGAACCAAACGGCCACGCCACCGAAGCATCAGCCAACACAGCAGCCACACGCGCACCCGACTTCTGCGAACTATAAGTGCCAGCCGTCAAAGTTTGACCAGCCAAAAAGCTGAAACCGTCATACGCCGAAGCCGTAGCCGTAGACTCACCGCTAGGCGAATACTGCAAATCCCAGTCATCAATCGTGCCAACAAAAGCAATCAAGTTATTGACCCAAATACGGATGTCACGGCGAGGCACAATCTGACCAAAATACGGCGAATCCACATAAGTCGGGTCAAAGTAGCGGTTGCGGTTATTGAAATTCACAACCAAGTTGCCGGCCTGATAACGGTCAAGGCTTCGGCTCTTACCACGACTAATCGTGACACTCTCCAGGTCGGCAGTCACATCAAAAAAGTTTGTGCCACCAGCCAACACAAAAGTCAGGTTGCCCAAAACACCTTTGGTCAAATCACCCAAAGTAAAGAAATTGCCTGGCCCTTTTTCGTTGAACGCCAGCTCGACACGAACCGCAGGCAAAGCCATCAGGCAGCCACCCAAACAGAACCGTTGCTGCGCTCAAACTTCTTCACCGAATCAATAAAGGTTTTGGCCAGACCATTTGGATCAGTAACAAGACCAGCATCAATTTTTACATTGAAAATAGTCGCACGGCCAGCAGAAGCCGCATTGAACGCAACACCACGACCACCAACACCACTACCACCCAAGTTCACAGCAGCCACCTGGTCAATCATCGCACCACCCTGCGGCAACACAGAATCAACAGCCAACTTCAACTGAGTCTGAAAAGTGCTAGCAAACGCATTAGCCAAAGCCTCAGCAGCCCTCTGCAACTCGCTATCCTGCGACAACAAGCCCTCAATGAACCCATTGCTAATAACCTGCTGACCCACCTCATACAGCGTGTCAGTGGCCGTAGCCGCAATGTCACCAGCAGACAAAGCCAACTCATTGTAAAGACCATTCAACGCCGTAATAGTGTCCGAACCACCAGCCACAATCGCCTCAGCCGTAGCCCCACCAGCATCAGCACCAGCCTGAACCAACTGAGCAAACAACTGCTTATTCAGGCCAAGTTTCTTCAACTCAATCAGGTTCTTAGCAAAAGCCTTAGTCTTGTCAACAAGTTTCTGGAAGTTGTCCACAAGGCCGCCAGACTCAACAACCTCAAAAGTCTTAGTCGTTGCCAGCTGAATACCGTTACTGATAGTTCTAACAGTTTCAGTCACAGTTCGGCTGCTGGTTTCCAACAAGTTAGTGATGCTCAACAAACCAGTCACACCGCTAGTAATAGCCCTAGCGACATCAATCTTGCCAGCCAACACATCACGCTGCTTCGCAATCGCCTGCAAAGTCTTACGCTCACTAGCCGCATACTCACGCAACTGTGAAGCTGCGCTAGACAGAATCAGCCCATCAGACAACGCCGAATCAATCGTGTCAAAAATGTTGCTGAACGCATCAACAGCAGCCTGCTCAAACGCACCCAACTCAGGTGTCACCTTAAACAAGTCACGGAAACCGTCAAGCATCTTCCGGTTCGCCATCATAAATTCTTCAGCAGCCTCAGCCGCCGCAATGTAAGCCTCAGCCTGATCATTAGCAGCTTCAGTAGCCTTCTTGATAGCCTCAGCAGCCTTCTTAGCAGCCTCAGCCGCCTTCTTCTGAGCCTCAGTTATGCCCTTGCCACCAGTGCCACCAAAAGCAGTAACAGCCGCCTTAGCAGCCTTAGCAGCCGCTTCTTCAATGCCACGAATAGAACCGCCACTCAAAGCCGACTTACTCAAATCAGTAAACACACGAGAACCAAGCGCAGGCCCAACATCAAGTGGCTGACCCAAGAATGTGCCAAAAGCATTACGAGGAATGTTATTCAGCAAATTCCTAGTGGTTTCAGCAATCAAATTCTTATCAACATTGCCGGCAGCAACACCCGACAAAATAGCGAAACTGGCCAAACCTTGTTTCAGATCAGCACCATTCAGCACATCCGACAAGTTGCCCATAATGGTCACAAGGTTCTTGACAGAAGCAGCGAAGTTATCAACAGTTTCTTGACCTTCAGGCGAGTTCAAGAAATCGGCAAACTCATTCAGGTAAGGCAGAAGCGCCCGACCAATTTCTTCCTGCAAATTGCCAAACACAATCTGCAAACGCTGATAAGGGTCAAGATTCGCAGCAGCCTCAGCCGAACCAGCAAACTGTTTAGCCAAAGCACCCAGAGGGTCACTAACACCCTTGACATTCACACCCAAACGAGCAAGCGCAGTAGTGTTGCCGTTATAGGCACGACCCAACGCAATAGCAACAGAAGTCACATCACGGCCAGTGCCAGCAGCCACATCCAAAGCCAAATTAGTCAACTTGGTAGCCTGAGCCACATCACCAGTAGCACGAGTCAACTGAGCAAACGCAGGTCTGATGTTGTCATCAGCGACAGCCGACAAGCGTTCCATCTTGCTGATAGATTCCTCAACCGCAGCAATCTGGTCATTAGTCGCACCAACAGTGTTCTGCAGAGCCGTAGCCAACAAAGCCTGCGACTTAGCATCCTGAGCAGCGGCCTTGCCAGCAGCGTTCAACTGTGCCGTAATAGCGCCAATGCTCAGACCAACACCAACAGCGCCCAACGCAGTCTTCAGCGACCTGCCCAGTTTGCTGAACTCGCTCTGAGTCTTCTTGATACCCGAATTATCAAGAACCGTTTTTAGCGGAATAAAAATAGAACCAGCCATCACAAACCTCTCTGGTTTATACGGTCATACGCCTGGCGCAAAACCTGTTCAATAGCGACACGCACCGCATCGCGCGACCTCTCAGCAGCAGGCCAAGCCATACGAGAAGCACCCGACCCCAAAGCCCTGTTCAAAGACTCAATAAACTTGCGACCCTTAGCAGGCGAAGCGTTACGGCGTTTCTCGCTGGCCGAAGCATTATCGTTTCTACGACCCTCGCCAATGAACCTGCCCGAACGACCAGCCATGTCAGCCAACACCGTTGCAGGTGAAGACACCTTTACACGCACAAGCGAAGTGGTCAAAGACTTGCCACCAGCCGAAGTTCTGAACTGAATAAGGGTCTTATTCGCTGGCACACCAACACCCCAACCCAAACGCCCACGATCCTTGCCCATACCTGACAACGGCGCAATGCTAGGGATGTTCGATTTGATGTCAGACTCCAAAGGCCTAGCAATACGCTTTACATCACGCACCAATTCCGTGCGCAAACGCGGCTCAATAGCCTTCAAACGCTTTTGCAACTCACGAACATCCTGAACACTGAAATCGCCTGCCCCAACCCCTGAACGCCCAACACCACCGCTGAACTTAGCGATTATGAGTTTTAGTGGTTCGGCCATAGGGTCAATTCTACCGCCCCGTTATCAAACCGTTATCTTCAAACCCTGCGGATGAACTTGCCAAGAACCACACAAAGCCCTACCCTAGAACCGCTGGCCAACAAACAGCACAAAGGGTAATCATGCAAACAACTAACTTCGCAACAGCTCTCGTGAACCAACCACACTTTGAATATGACCGCAATGACATGACCTGGATTTGTTATATGCCGGTCATCCCAAAAACAACCACCGATCCAATCGTTGCCAAAGCGTATTCATGGCAGCCAGACGGCGCGACCATGCAAGTTGACACATACAAGTCACGGTTCGCTGGTTACTGGAACTTTGCAGACCACGGCTTGTGGCGCATAGATGAACCATCGACATCAGAGGTATTGACCCAACTAGGCAAAGAAATGGATTTGCACGGTGGTTCATGGAGTCCGTTTGGCGATTCAACCGAGTTCCAAGTGACCTACGCAGACCACGGCTTTGTGTGGCATCTTGACCCATTCTGGCAACAGTTCTTTGCCGAGATTCGTGCCTGTGGCGAAGTCAGTGACGAGTTCTATGAAGAACTGAGTCTGGCAACATGGTGGGGATCTGAATACATCAAAGACCTAGTTCACGGTGAGCGCAGCGTTCTCGCAGCTGATGACTTGCAAATGGCAGCTAAAACACTTGACGAATTAGACAAAAACAACATCAGTGAGATTGATGCCTTCTGGCAACGCCTAGTCGTGTCGCTGGCATACAACGCCATAACCAACTCAGACTTCTTTGACCAGTTGGCTGTTTACAGCAAACGCAAACTGTCAGACATCCAAAAGATGTTAGACCTCGCCGCAGGTGCAGTGCTACAACACCCGAACTTCCAACTCACAGGCTTCCAGCACATTTCCCCCAAATAGTCGCTGGAAATAAAGAATCCCCTAGATTTTTGGTCTAGGGGATTTCTTTTACCTCGCCTGATTCCTATGAATCAAATACCGCTGAATAGTAAACAGCATACGAGGGGATTCTTGCATCAACAAACTTGGTGCAATACCTGTTTCAACAGCAAGGCCGGCGATGAGCCAATGAGCAGACTCATCACCAAGCCCAACTATTTTGGGTCGGATTCACTCGCAGAAACCGCAGAAACCGTTTCAATAAAATCCTCAAAGCTCTTATCAGTCTGCTTAGTGCGTGTCAGCGAAGCCCAAGCCAAAAACACGATGTGTGTCAGTTTCTCAGACTTAGCCAAAGTAGCCACAGACAAATTGAACTTCTCTTCAAATTTCAGCATGTCAGGCATGATCACCGGAATCGGGTCAATGGTTCTGCCATCAAGAAATTCTGCGCGTAGATTGAGTTTCATTTGGTTTCCTTTTTAGTTATTGGTAAGTGATTAGGCTGTTGCGCGAGTTACAGTGCCGCTTGTTGGCCAAGTGACCGATAGGGTCGCTAGGTCACCAACGGTTGAAGCGAACGGCTGGTATTGCGAAACTAGGCAAACAGCAGTGTAGGCAGGGTTAGTGCTTGACACGGTTGAGCTAGTCGGCGTAATAATAACAGTCGCAGCGGTGTTTAGCAGAGGCCACAAAGTAGCATCAACCGAACCAGCACCAAAGTCCTGGTAGAAGTTCAGGGTTAGTGAACCTGAGCGAAGGCCGCCAGTAACAGTCTTCCACGCGCCACCAAAAGTGGTTGTGTCAACTTCATCAGCCTGAATGGTTAGATCAACAGACTGCAGCGAGTCGCTGAAGTTAGTTCCGTTGACTGTGATTTTGTGGTCAGTTGCCACGAATTTTGCCATAAGACAAACTCCTCTTGTTAGTCAGCTTGCACTACTAAGTCAAACTCAGCGGCAAGGTATGTGTTATCTCCGAGTGAAATTGAGCCGTAGTTTCTCATCCCAGACACTATGCAATCAAATGCTTTATTGCCGAGTGTCTTGTCTAATTCTACTGCCCCACGAATACTAGAAGAACCTGTTGGCGAACAGTAAGCATCCAACGAGTTCTGTGCCGTTCTCTCACTAGCCAAACCAACAACCAAAGTCACCGTGAAGTTGTAAGTTGACAGGCCGTTCTTGAACGCTTTGTGATAGTCAACCGATGCCGGTGCAATGATCGCAAACGGTGGATTCACATTCGCAGGGATAGTCGAACCGGTGCGCAAACCTGTGATGGTTGCCAGGTTGTTTGCGATGCCTTGTCGCAGCTCACTAATCTGTGCCATTACGCCATGAACCTTGCCAGGCGATACGGCTCAACGAGCTGCTGAACATCAGGGTCAAGTCTTGTGCCAACGCGGATGTAGCCGAGGTCTGGTGCAGACAACACACCCAACGGCGAGTCAAGGCGTTTGAAGATTCGGCTGCTCTGAATAACGGTTGCTTGTTTGATTGCGCTAGGAACGGCAGACCATCCCCAAGTGCCAGTCACACGCACACTGGCCTCACCAATGTTTGTGCCAAACACATAATCGCCAACAGCCCTGATCCGTGTCGCAGGCCAACCAGTCAAACCATCAGCGCGACCGTTCAAAGGTTCAAGCTGATAATCGGTGCTGTTCCAAGTCTGGTCAAACACGCCATCCAAGTCGGCAGACACCACAAGGCTGCTCAACGAAATCAAGTCATCAATCTCGCAAACAATCGTGTCTTCTGGTGTGAAGAATCGGGTTGCTGTGCCGTTCGCATAAAAGTTGCGACCAGCGAAACCATCAACCAGGCGCGAAGCCGACTCAACAGCAGTTTCCAGCAAACTGTCATCTACCGTGTCAGCAGACGGTATGCGCAAAGAGGCTTTGATTTCTGCAAGTGTGCAATATCCATTGGTGATGGCCAAAATGACTCCTAAAATCTATGCTTCTAGTTTAGCCGTTAGTCAGCCGTGCCTTTATAGCAGTCGTGCTAATCCCATCCGTATATGGCAGATATACCAAACCGATGCCGCGCTCATCCAACCAATCCTGGTCAAAACCCATCTGATAGTAATAATCACGCCGCGCCCAATCGCTACCGATCACAACATAGTCAGGTCGCACCTGCTCAATGGTCGGCTTTGAATCAGCACCACCCATGTTCGGCACAACAGCTGCCACCCACTTACAACCCAACAAGGTTGCTTCGCGTTCACGGTAAGTCATCACCGGTGCTTTGCCCTTGTATTCGACAATGAACTCATCGGTGTTCAACGACACCACCACATCACCGATCTCGTGGCAGCGTTCCAAGAACGCAATGTGGCCTGGATGTAGCAGGTCGAATGTGCCGCCAGTGTAAACGGTTGGTCGTTTCAATCCCATCGATTTGCCCTTCTTGTTTGCAATGTCCACGCATTTGCCGTTATACGGCCTTGTGCGGCGTTCTCAGCCCACAAACTTTGATTCCTGCTGTATGACACCGAGTTCACATTTTGGAAGCCGCTATGAAGCGTAGAACTGTTATCGTGACCCATTTTGCAGGCAATAGTTTTCTTGCTCACGGCAGCCAAATCAACGCGGCGTTCCAAATCGTTATCGTCAAAATATAGCGGATAAAAATTCTCGTCATACAAACCAACCTTCTCAACCATGCCCTCACCAAACACCACACCCGACCACTGCGGCACAATGTCCAAAAAGTTCAAAGCCTGCGTGTCCACCTGATCAGGGATGTTCGCCATCTGCTTAGGCTCAAACCAAGCATCATCATTCACCAGCACCCAGTATGGCGCATACGGTGTGGCCTTCACAATCAGATTCCAAGCACCCACCAAACCAAGCCCGAACGGAACTTCGATGTGCCACAGGTGTTTCACCAGCTCAGGCTTTGTCGGTTGCCAGGTGCGCGTTCCCGAATTGTTGACCACCACCAAATGCTCAACAGGATAATCAATGCTGGCAAGAAGCCGGTCAGCCAAGTCAAATCGTTTCAGAGTGCAAAACCCCAAAACAGGAATCATCGCAAAATCTTCTTCAACACCGGCAACCAGTATTCGCGCCAAACCTTCTCAGCACCAAAACCCTCAGCAAAATCAATCGCCTTCTGCGACTTGCCACGCGGCCTGTCATAAGCAGCCTGCAACGCCGCCACAGTCTGCGGAATGTTCGGCACACTAAACCAAGACTTCTGCGCCTCATCCCACAGCGGCTGGCACTCAATCAGCCAACCATCGCCACACAACTCAGTGCTGGCACAAATGTCCGACACGACAACCGGTGTGCCACAAGCCTGCGCCTCAACCGTGCCAACCCCAAAACCTTCCCCATAACTGATGCCCAGGTAAACATCCATAGCCGTATAAAACGCCGCCAAATGTTCCTGCGAATAGCCGTAACGGTAAGACACCTGATCGCAGAACACAACCTGACTGCGTTGCAGACCACAGCTGGTCAACAACTGGTCTAACTTCCAACCACCGAAACTGCCGAACATGTCCGTATGCAAATACAGCACAGCATCAGGCTTATCCTTCGCAAAAATTGAAAACGCCAGAAACGCCTCAGCAACAGCCTTCCTATGAATCGCACCCGAAGCCTTATTCGCAAAGTTCATGCCCACAATAAAGTTGTCATCCGTCAAACCCATGTATTCGCGCACAGGCTGGTTGTCAACATAGAAGGTCGGTTTGAACACCGGCTCAACAGCGTGAGGCACAAACTCAGCCTCAACACCATACTTAGCCAACTGCGCCTGACCCCAACGACTCATCGCAATCGGTGTCACATTAGGCCGTTTGCACCACTCCAAAACCAAAGGCGGAACAGGGTTGTGGTCAATCGGTGTCCAACTAGCAATGTTTAGATCGGCATACTTATCGCCACGCAAAATCCACACATCGTAAAGAGTCACCAAAACATTTGGCAACTTACCCTTCTTCTTCTCTACGGCGGCCACATGATGCAAATGATTCAGCGGCGTAACATCCTGCGAATACGGTTCTGCGCCCCTGGCATACTCAGGCACAACACCGTGGTCACTAGCCCAAGTGCCATTCACACCTTCGCGGCCATAGTTGCTCAACACAGCAACATCCAAACCGTCACGGATCATGCGATTCAACACCTGGTTCGACTGCATCCCATATCCCGTGGTGGCCGTTGGCGAATTACTGAACCACGAAACAATGCCGCGCAAACTACCCTTAGCCGGATTCCCAGATTTACCCATTTTTATTCCTGTCGTAGAAGGTGCTAACAGAATACAACAGGCAAAGGAAAACCCCCAGAGTCTACGCGTTCTGAGGGTCTTCCAGTTTAGAACTTCGAGATTAGCTTGCGCCACCCTTGAAGTAACCAATGTGGGTTGCGTGGCTGAGTGCGCCATCAACGCGAATCAGGCCTCTGTAACTTGTAACATCTGTGTTGAAGTTAAAGTCGGTTGACGATGCAACCTGAACGCCACCGGCGACCCTGGCCTTAAAACTGCCGAGATGCCCGAAAAGCACTGACTTCGCACCAGTAGCAACAGCAGGAATTGCAGGGTTCTCGTAAACAGGGTAACCAAGCAACTGTGCAGGCTGACCG